CCTGCCATGCCTCATGGCTCGGGCGCGCGCCTATGTGTGCGGACGTTTCCACGAGGTCGCAGCCCAGCTCCTCGCAATCGCTCATAGTTGCCGCGCTGGCGGTCTGATTTACGCCGGTTAATACGTTCATGCGGACGGCGGCCTCTATGCTCAAATGTACGGGGCGCCCGTTGCGGTAGTAAACCGAGCCGACGCCCTGCTCGGCGAGCGTGTCGCAAGCGCTTTTCATGGCGCGGTCATAATCAAACGCGCCGCTTACGACTTGCATATACGCCACGTTTGCCTGTTGTACGAATTGCTGCTCGGTCGTGTACGCCGTTGTCATGGTGAGGCGTGATAAATCGCTGTGAGTTTTCGCAATTCCCGCGAGCATAGCCTGCGCGTTAATATCGCTTACGCCGTGGCCGAGCGCGTCCTCGAATATGCGGTTATTTGTGCGCGCGTTTTTAATCATGGCGTCGTTATAAATCGCTTTTATTTCGCGCTGTATTTTCGGGTCGTATTTTTTAATAATGCGGTTTACGTCTTTTTTAAGCGCGCCGGTTTCGGCTAACATGGCCGCTTGCCAGCGTGTCGCCTCGGTTATCTTTCCGAGTTTCGCAAGGCGCCGCGCCATGTCGGCGAGTATGTCCGCCTCGAGCTGCGCGTATATGTCCGCGATTTCGTCGCTAAGTCCGTCGAGGTAACGAGGCGCTAACACTACCACGCCCCCCGGATAATGCGCCACGCGATTTTAGCGCGGTGATGTAGCGGGAGTTTATTAACGCCCGTTTTAATTGCGTAGTATACGCCGTTTGCCATGTCGCTAGTGTTTTGTTTTATGCTTTTCTTAATTTTGTTATGTGCGCTCATAATAAAAACCCCTCTAGGAATTCAATAGCGCGCCCGTAGCGCGTCCGTTTGCCCTCGGTGGTATAATTTCACTACCGGGGCGTTTTGCGTGCGTTATACGCAAGATTTAAGCCAATCCGAACGGCGCGGAGTATTCCGGCTCCGGCGGTACGTTCGCCTTTGCGGTTGCCTCGTCCTCGCCGTAGAAGTCGCGGCGGTATTCCCATTTATTCAACACGCCCGCGCTGATTTCCTGCATAGCGGTTTGTTTCGCCTGCTGTATGTCCTTGCGGGTTTGGTCGTCGTTCCACTTGATTGTATAGAGTTCTTTGTCGTTTGGAGTCGGTGCGCCTTTAATCTGATAAGCGCGCGCCATGTATGCGAAAATGTCGGCAGCGTCTTTATACTTGGCCGCGATTTCGTCCTCGATTTCGTCGATAATTGCGAATAGTTCCTGTCGTCCGCCGGTGTACTGTGTGGCGGTCTGCTGCACTTGCTCGGCGTCGCTTATTGTGCCCTTGCCGAGGTTGATAGTCTGCTCAATTCTCTTGAAAACAGATTGCAAGTATTTTTCCTGCGCCTCTGTGCGCAGCTCCGGCGAGTAGTCGTGTATCTTTTCGCCGTCTATGCCGTTGCCGTCGATTTTCACTACGAGGCGGTTTAATGTCTTAGTGCTCAATACTTTCTCGATTTTGCCGTCTTTTGTCTTGCGGTCTGCGAACATATCGCGGTCGGCAAATACGCGCTTTTCGCCGGCCTCCTGCTCCCAATCCATGCGCGCGAGCTGGCGGTCTGCGTTTTCTATGAGGTCGATTGCGGCGTCGATAAGTGCGACGGGTACGTTTGAGCCGTCAATCTTATTTGTTACGCCGCTACGGAATTCGACAATCATAGGGCGGCCGCAATTTTCCCACACGTAAAACGGCGTCAAGTCTGCGGTGAGCGGGCAAGAGGTGAGCGAGGTTTCACGTAGTTTCGTGTCCTTGTTTTCGTAGAGTCGCAGCGTTACGCTATGGTTTACGCCGTCGAAGTTGTGAGCCTCTACGAGTAAATACTCGCTCTTGCCGCTGGTGAGCTGTTTTAATATGAGCGCGCCGGTGAGCGTGCCGTCGAAGTCGTATTTTGTCGGCAGATAGTTTCCGAGCGGGATAATTTCGTATTGCAATTTGCCGCTAGCGTAAATCGGACGGAGCAAGCCCGCGCCCTGCAAAGCGATATACTCGACAACGCGGCCGACGTTTTTATTAAGATGTTTTAGCGGCTGCGCGAGTACGTCGTTTTTTACGTCGAGCCCGATTTCACGCTTTACGTAATAATTTAAGCGCCCCGCAATCTGCGACGGCAAGCCGCAGCTTTTCGCGTCTGCGCTCCACGGTGCTTTATTGGCCGCAATCTGCGCCCATAGTTCGATATGGTTATACATTTCGCTTGATATGCTGGTGTCTATGCCGGTTAATTCCTCGATACGTGTAGTGTGGAAATAGTTTAAGATGTTCATAAAAAAGCCCCTTATTTTTTCAAACATATTATGTGTCCTCGTATGTGGTTATAGTCATTTTTACGCGCCCGCGTGCCGCCACTCGTGCTCGCTTGCGTAGCGTGTGAGCGCTATAAAGTGGTCGGGTTGTCCCTCGGGGTAGCCCTCTAATATTTCGCCGGTGCGTCGGTCGATTTCGTACTCGTAAAGCGTAAACTCGTCGGCAGCGTGTGGCGCGCGTTTGGCGTCGATTACGATAGCGCGTAAACCTTGCAGCCACTTGTAACCGGCGTCGCGTGAGCCGCGCCCCTTGTATGCGCCGCGAGTGTTTCCGCCCCAGCTCCTAAAATCCGCTACACTTTTCGGCTCTGCGGAGTCCGCCGTCTGTCTGTCCTCGTATATGCTCATGCCGTGCGCTTTCATGTGCTCGGCGGTCTTTTCAAACGCTGCCTCGTTGCCGTGTTTCCACAAGTAGAGTTCGTCCCAAATGTAGAGGGTCTGCGTTGTCGGCTCGTAGTGCATTGAGCCGTACGCGTACGGGTCGGGGAAGTAGCCCCAGTCTATGCCCTGCCATGTTTCGCCGCCCCATGAGTCGATTTGCTCCTCTGTGATTTCCTCGAGGCGCACGTTCTCGAATACAGTACGGCCGGTGCCGGTTGCTTTACCGAGGAATATATTCTCGTAGGCGCGGCGGTTGTATTGCTTTGTGTTTTCAATGTCGTGTAGCAACGTTTCGCCCAGCCACGCGAGGCGCTTTTCCTCGGGTATGTCTAAGTACGTCGTATGTACAATCATGCGGCGCGGGTCGTCCTCGCGCAGCTCTGCGTTACACCAATGGCGCGTAGCGCTCGGCGGGTTGAATGACTCAAACATAAAAAAGCGCGAGCCGCCGCGTAATGCAGATAATTTGAAGTTGTGCAAGTCGTCCGGCTCAACTTCGGTTTTTTCCTCAATCCATAAAATAGCAATATAGCCGCTTGATGTTTTAATTGATTTCCCTTTTTCCGGGTCGTCGAGTCCGACAAATAAAATGCTCTGCTCGTCGCCGTTTCTGCGTCGGTAAACTATCGGGAGCGCAGCTGTTCGCGATTTCGGTATCTTAAACCCCGCGCCCTTGTTTCCCTGCATGATAGGCAAGTGTAGCGCCTTGATCGCCCACACAATTTGCTCGAATACAGATTGTCGTAACGTCTTGGCGTACTTGCGCACGATTACGGCGTTATAGCGCGGAAACATGACAACGAGCAACACGACACAAAGCGAGATAAACGAGGATTTACACGAGGCACGCCCGCCCGGAAACGTCCAGCGCTCGTGTTGCGGCTCTGCTGCGAATATGTCATTAAATGCGCGGTTATACACCGGCGCGAAAAGTTCGCGGCTGTCTATATTCACGCGTCCGCCTCTGCTGGTGCCGGCTCGCCGCCGTTCACGCTGATATTTACCTCGGTGTCGGTCTGTCCGCTCGCGCCGTCGTTTCCTGCGTCCTCTGTGCCGTAGCCGCGTTTTTTGCCGAGCGTTGCTAAAACGAACCTAATCATTTGGCCGTCGCCCGCGTTTATGCGGTCAATACACGCGCTCTCGGTAAGGTCTAAATAACTCTCGCGCTCGTCTGCGAGTGCCTGTATAGTTTCCGGCCACTTTTTAATAAAGTTGTCGGCGGTGTGCCAATCGCATTTTAAGCGCTTGCTCACGTTCGACACTATACCGTTGCTGCCTTTTATCGCGTCGAGCACTTCCTTTTTTTTGAATACTCTTTGTCGTCCCATGTCTACCCCGTACTATTTCGGATTTTCGGATAGTCTACCCGAAAAGCGCCGCTACGTTGTCGCTCATTACTTGCTCAACGTCGAATAAATCCGGCGTAAAATTGCGCGCGGCGTCCTCTATGCGTTTCTGTGCTATTTCGTAGTAGTGCGCGTCGAGTTCCACGCCCACGAATTCGCGCTCTGTGTTTACGCGATTTTCAAACCCGCTTTGTAGTTGCGGGTAGTAGTTTATGT